AAATCAGCACCAGTAATCTTATCCCGTGGTGGTGCAACAGCAGCAAGTTTACGCTGTTTTGCAGAATAAGATTTTTTAGGCATTAGATAGCAGAAGTAATAGCACCAGTAGTTACAAAACTTACTGAAACTGTAGAAATATCTCCAACAGTAGAACTAAAAGATGTTCCTGTAATAATTGCGTTAAAACTTAGTTTTTTAGTACCAGATGTATCTAAGAAAAGGTTAAATGAAGCATCACCAGCATCTTCTGTTGTTAATACATCAGTAATAACTTCAGCAGTGTCATCTCCAGTTGTTGCTGTATAAAGAAGATCAACAGTACCAGAGCCAGAAATTAAACTTCCTACAAAACTTCTTGATGTTGCACCATGAGAAGTAGTTTCTAATGTGTCTTTTGTTGTATCTAATGTCCAAGCTGTTGTTGAAGCTACTGCCCCTACTGATCCAGTTCCGTTATCGAATGATACAGAGCCTTCTTCACCACGAAAAAATGCCATGATTTCAAAAAAAATTTACTTATAACAATATATTACCTTGAAACTGATCTTTTCACAGCTATTTCTTCTTCTTTTTACGTCTATGTTGATAACTTATTTTTTTACTACCTGTTTTTTCTCTTTTAAACCTTGCTTTTTCACTTACTGACATTTCTCCAGCAGTCTTAGGTGTCTTACTTGATACACGTTTACTTGGCCTACAAGCAGGATAACCTCGTTTCTCGCCCTTAGAACGACCACAAGGTTTACCAGTTTTGACATCTACCCAGTTTTCTTTAAACCAACGGGTTAATCCACCACTACTTCTTGCCACGTTTTTTTGCCTCAGTGCGATAAGTACCACCACGCTTTTTATACTCTCGTACAAGCCACGCATTAGCATAAGCAGAAGGATAAACAGCAAACTTACGTTTAGCTTCTGACTTTACTCTTGAATATAAAGTTTTATTTACAGGAACATTCGCCACGTTTCTTACCTCCCTTCTTTTTCTTCTTCTTTTTCTTAGTTGTATGGTACATAATAAGAATTAGGTAGTTCTTAGTATATTCTAAACGAAGTTTGACCTAGTGTCTCTGGTTTTGCCAAATTAAACTGCTGTAGACAAAGATAACCAAAAGCATCAAAAGCATGGTCAACTCCTAGATTTTTATTAGGTAAACCTGTATTGGGAGCATATGTAAGTGTCCTAAGTGATTTTATTAACTCTTTACATCTTGGATGTATAAATGTCCTCTGATCTCCATTTGCATCAAGTAAAGCAGTATTAACAGCAGTAATCTTATCTCTTATTTTCCAGGGAGCTTTAGGACTTAAAACAGTAAAACCATTACGTCTAAGTATTGTATGGTCAGTAACACCAACTCCACTTGTTTTTCTTGCACTACCCGTAGGATCAGGACAGGCAATAACTCTTCGATCTACCCCATACCTTCTAACAACCTCCTCTGCAAAATCCCAAGTGGTAGCACCGCCTGTCAGCATGATTTCATCAAACACATATAAGTTATTGTCATGCTTATAAGCACAAATTCCTGCCATCGGGTCTACGTTAAAGTCCAAGCCGATTAACAAAGGAAGCATATGTAAATCCTGTACTTCCTTGCCAATATTGTCATCACTGAAGCTAACAGCAACTAAACCAGTAAGATTCTCAAAACTAGCCTCAAATTCCTGTCTAAATGTTCTCGCATCTAATTGCCCTCTAGCTGCTTCAACTTCTTCTGCTGCTACATTACCCCCTTGAACAGTAGTAAAACTCCATCTTTTCCAATCATCCCACTCCTTCTCGCCACAATAACACCACATATCATAGAACCAACTCGCAGTACCATCAGGAGTAGAAATAAACAAAGCCCATCCCTGTTTATCAGCTAATGCAGGTCTAATAACTTCAGCCCATACATCTCGGTCCATAAATGCTGCTTCATCCAAAACAACACCAGCTAAACTTCTACCCCTTAAGGCCATCGCATTTTCAGTACCTTTTAACTCAATAGTCGATCCATTAATCAATTCCAACCTTAAATCTGTCTCATTCTTACTTTGCACCCACACTTTAGGCACTAACTTCTTCAACTCTTTCCACGCAATATCCTTTGCCATCCTATAAGTAGGAGCACAATAGAAATATACCTCGCCAGGTCGATTGATAGCTCCTCTGAGCAATTCGATACAGGAAAGGTATGATTTACCAAACCTTCTTCCTGCAACCAACACCCTAAATCTCTTATCACAATTAAATACCTCCCCCTGTGCATACCTTAAACTAATTTCTGGTTTGTTTTTTACCGCCATACACCTAAAAATAACAGAAATTTCAACTAATACCCCCTATTTATAGCCTATTCCTTAGTTTTTAGGTTATTATTTCAATAAATACATCTCGCAAGTAAGTCCGTGGCTTCTTCTACATTTCCAGAAAATTTTAACGATAACTCAATAGCACAACCAGTAAAAAAGAAAGGTCGTTCAGCCTTTTCCGATGTCCTAAAGCGTTCTCAAAGATTATATGCTCGTCAGCTAGAAGGTAAAACTACTCGTCAATTAGTAATAGAACACGCAAATATAGAAGGAGTTTCAGAAACAATAGGTTGGCAAGATTGGAATAGAGTTAAAGTTTGGAATAACGAAGATTGGGAAAAAGATAGAGAAAATCTTCTACCACGCTTACAAGCCATGAGAATACGTCTATTCAATAAAGCAGTTAAGAAAGGTCAACTACAGACAGCAGCACAGATTCTAGACTCTCTAGGCAAGGTTATAGGTGAATCCATAGAGACAGTTAATATCCAAGCTCCAGAATTATCTATTCGTGTAGAACCAAAAAATTAGGCGATATATATTTAAGTTCCCCACGCTAGCCTAGAAAAAAAATATATTACTTACAGTCCCCCCAAGTCCATAGAAGTGCTTAGAAGTCCATAAACTGGACGTAGAGAGTACATAAGATACTAGGAGTCCTAAGAAGTCCATAAAAGTTTAAAGAAGTAAAAATTTTGTATTTGCAGTATAAAAAAATATAAATAAATTATCTTGAGTATTTAGTAGTGTTTTTATATCACTTTCTGATATACTAGATATAGTTATGTATTTTTAATTATTCTTATATGTTCAATTCTTCTAGTTCTTTTTTTAGTTCTGGAGTAACAACAAATAAAAATTTACAGAATACATAACTAACTAAAAACAAAAACAAACTTTCAACCCAAATCATGAACACTATTAATTTGTTCCCAGTCGAGACATTACAAACACTCGACACTAATAAAAAAAATGTAAGAGTCTCTCTAGATTCTTATAACTCTTATGTCAAAATTTCGGATGGTTCAAACGAACTAAATATAATTATTGATTCTGAAATTATGCAAGCTGAGATTTTAAAAAATGTTTTAAATATTAATTTTGAATACTCTGAAGCTAAAAAAAGATTCTTAAAACAATTATTCAAGAATACAGTCGAACAAGTAAACAAGTTAAAAGATTCTGAGAAAGAAGAACTTGCAACTTATTTCGTTAATAACATAAATACAAGTGAGGTTAAGAAGTAATGACTTCTAAAAGAATCAAACAAGAACAAATAAAAGTAACTTTACCTAGAGATTTACACTCTAGGTTAATTACTAAGTGTATTGATTACTTAGGTGAAGAGAATTTATCTCAATATCTAAGAATTTTAATAAGAAGAGATTTAGAACAATGAAATTCTATTTTCTACCTTATTTATTATTATTAATCCTAATTTAAAAAAACAATGCTAAACGTATTATTAATTGCTAACGACTGCGGCCATACTGGAATGATAGCTGCAACAATTCCACAAAAACAATTAGTTGATTTTGTAGAAGATAAAGGTTACGAAGCTGTAGAGTTTCAAAACGAAGATTATGATTCTACTGATACAGTAGAGTCATTAAAAAAAGAGTGTGGATACTTCACACTTAAGACGTTACCAGATGCCGAAGAAACTTATTAAAAAATAAGTTATAATAAAAACTCCAGAATAAATTAATTTTTATTTCTGGAGATTTTTTCCTGTAAAATTTTATCAGGATTTTTTAATAAATTTTTTAAAATTTTTTAAAAATTAAAAATATTTTTTCATATTAAAAAAAAATAAAAAAAAATAAAAAAAAATAAGCTTAGTAG